ATGTAATAGTCAGACCCATCTGGCCCGTACTTTCTCATAACACTTTCTACCTCAAAACGTAGTGCTTTGGCAAACCTAAATGCGGTATCGTTATCGCTGTTGACGCAGATCTGTAGCCTTTTTATGTCGTTATTGGCTATTGTGGTATCGGTTAGTTGCTTAGACGCTCTGATAACCGATATCGCATGGCGCTCTATTTCCTTGCCGGGGATCAACCACATCTCCGCAACGCCATCCCAGAACGGGCGAATGCCAAAGGCGCAGACAACTTTGCCCCTGCCGATCCCGGCCCAGCTCATTCCGTCTACAGCATGATCCCATACATAGTTAATATAGTTGGGTATCACATTTGCGAAGTCTCTGTTTTCTTCTTTTAGGTTTATTCTAGTCAAGTGATCGTAGGAGAGCGGAACAATATGCTCATCATGCCCCATCCTAACCTGGGGGAGCTGCACAAGCGCCATTAGAACACCTCGAAATCAGTGCTTGCATTGAATGTTTGGCCACCCGCAAAACTATTACCGTATGTACCGCGCCGCAATCTGCGTTGCTCACCGCCACCGAGCATGAGATATCCGAACGCATCCCCGCAGTGAGAATGCTCATTCTTCACCGGCGCATCCTTAAACCGGTCTTGCCCAGCGCCCATAGACACACGCTTAAAGAAATACCCACCGCTCAGAGATTTGCGCAGCCGCAAACATTTTTTATTGACGAGCAATCCGGGTTTGCCACTCACCAGCCGGTTCATAGGAGCCGCAGCAGCCTCACGCCTTACATTGAAAGCATTGCTATCTGTCGGTTGTGCGCGAAACCCAATAGACTGCAAGTGATCGAAAGCGGTAACTTCATAGATCTCGTCTCGCTTGTTACCAGCAGGGTCTCCCCAGATCTGCACCTCTGCTTTATCAAAGCTTGCAGCGATCTTGCCTAGAAGCTCTTGACCAAACCGCTCAAGCCCCATGTCAAACGTGACCAGCTCATCCAGGATCTTCCAAGATCCGCCAGATGTTCTCTGCCCAAAGATAGCGGCAGGGGTCAACCCAAAGTCAACGCCGATTTGTAGAGGGTATTGTGGATCATACTGCACATCCGCAGACATCATCTCATCGTCATACTCCGGCCATACCGGCCTGCCCTCCTGGACAAACGTGTACTTGCCTTCCGCGTAGCACCTGATCCAGTCAGCATTCTTGCCGCCGAGGAGTTGCTCATAGTAGCCATCCGGCAGATGCGCCTTGTTCTCAGCAGACGGATTAACCATCCACCACTTGCCACCGGAAAATACAAAACCATTTGCTTCCGGGTTCTCCGGTAGATCCTTGGCCCCCACCTCTAGGACGCCACCTGGTTGCCGGTGAAATGTCCACGGGAACCGCCCACCGATAGGGTTCTTCTCTGCCAGCTCATGCCACCAGTGATCCGCATCCGGCGGGTTAGTATCCATGATAATCCCGTACCAGGACGCACCACCGTCTGATTTAGTGGGGTAACGGCCAACGCGGTGAGTCAAGCCATCGATCACAGCCTTCGGAAGCTCTCTGGCTTCATTCACCCACGCACCGGTCAGCTCCAACGACAGAAGCTTTCGCACATCTTGCGGCGTAGAAAGGGCCATGAATATAACTTCACAGTCGATACCGGGAGCATTATCTCTGCTGGGGAGTTTAAGATGGTGGGTAATGGGCGGCTGCCAGCGCATCGGACCCCATACGTCTTCCGGGAACAGCTCACCCCAGGTCTTAATCGTAGTTGTCCTAAGCTCTGGATAGGTGTTACGCACGATAACAAACCGGGAATACCGAATGCCATCACGCGGGGAAGGCTTTTGCTGCACAGCTTTTAACATAATCTCAGCCGCGCAGCCGTATGACTTGCCGGAACCAACCGGACCCATCAGGCCACGAACAAAGGATTTATCGTGAATAAACTTCCAAACAGTAGCAGACTTAGAGAAGTCTAAGTTCATGCTGGGGAGATCAGCCATTCTAAACCTCTTTGCGATTTGGGTTGCGGGTCTCCCAAGCAGACTTCTTACACGCCGGACTGCAATATTGCTTGTGCCTTGGCGCGGCAATAAAGGCTACCTGGCAATCCTCTTTAGGGCCAAATTCCTTAAACCTCTTACATACCGATATGGGAGAGCCTTTGTCTAATTCAGCAACACACAGCAAAAACTCAATATGCTTAATTTTATCCTCAAGCTCTGCAACTCTAATTTCCAGCCTACTCATCGTCAGCCTCATATGTTGTGGTTACTTCTGGACCCTTCATGTTGATCCCAATGATCGAAGGCTTGTCCACGTTCTTCTCGACATCGAGCAAACCACTCGCCTTTGCCAGGACGCGCAGAACGCTCACCTTGTCGAACATCTCAATGGTTGTACCATACTGCCCAACAGTAACCTTCTTGATCGAAGCAAGAGCCTCATCGGGGATCTCATCCATAGGCTTGATCTCTCCCGTGTGGATGTTGATGATATCAGTTAGCCTAGCAGTTCCCATCGCAATCAGCTCAGTCGCAACAGCTTCCTTGTTCTGAGCCAAAGTCTCCGACCGACCGATCCGGCGCTGCAACACACGCGCACCGCCGAACCGACCAACCGGCGGGATAGGTTTTATCTTATCCTCTTTCTTTCTAGCCATTAGAACGGAATTTCATCGTCCAGCTTCTCAGCAGCCGGAGCCTGTTGCTGACGATTGCCATCATCCTCAAACAGCTTCAGCCAGACCTCACCCTCCTTATTCGGTAAAGGCAAACCCTCAAGCTTGATGCTGATCCCCTTGTCATTCTGAAAGGCAATACCGTGACGCAGCCAAACAGGCTTATCACGACCAGGTACTTCCTTCGCTTGCACAACACTAAATCGCTTACTCATGTGTATCTCCTATACAACGTTACAGTAGGATAACGATATCGCATAGAAAACGATATTACAATAGATGTTCGCTGCGAGACTGAAACAATAAGCCCTTTGCAAGATCCTCAATCAAGTTAGGAAACACATCAAACCCGATCAAGGCAACAAACCGACCATCATGGTAAACACGCAAACCGTCCGGGAATACCTCCCAGACAGTCACGCCATCACCTAAATCATCATGCAGAGAAAAAGACACTACGCATAAGACTTGCGCATACGCGTCTTAGCAGCCTTCTTAAACGCAGCGTCACTAGGTGCGCCCTTGCTACCCGGCTTGCGCATCTTCTCACCGGAACCCTCAGCAATACGTTTCTTCTTAGCGTGGATGTTCGCATATAATCCTGGTTTCTTATTTGGCATTGGTAAACCCTTTCATGGTTTTCTGGAAAATAGTTTCGTGGGGGACTGTACAGTGGGCGCGGCGGGGCGGGGGGCAAGGGGTGCTGTTCCAAATGTGGCAGAATTGTTGCGGTCTTGTGCCTGATTGCCTGCGGACCACAACATCTTGTGTCTGTAATTTAACATAATGCAGATTATGCGTCTTAATGTGCTCAGGCTCGCTGTGCGCCCGAACCATTGACGGTTGTATCGTTTGGCTACCCATACCTATGCCGCCTCTGTTTCGTCACTGTGTGGCTCCCTCAGCAGCTCTGACGCCTGATTAGCCAGCATCAATGCCGCCCGGTCCTCGATGTCCGGTGAAATCCACCATCCCGCGCCTTTTGCCCTGCTGAAAAAGTCTGTCGTGAGACACTGAAATTCGTCCCTTAACTTAGATAGGTCCAGATCATCCACCATGTTAGGTCCAGACTTAGCTTGAGTGTGCTCCTGTTTCATGCGCTCCTCGGCTTCACCTAGCTGGATCTGCTGTTTGGTTGTTAGTCTTGCGCGTATGCTCTCCTCTAGCTTGAGAGATGGATCGTAGACGATGCGGTTTGATGTGCTGCGTTGTCCTCTAAAGAATGGCTTGCAGTATGTGAGGTATCCGAGCTTGCGGAGCTTGACTGCGTGGTATGAAACTCCTGTCTTTCCCATGCCGATGTCCTGACCGATGCGTGGCTGTGATACGAATGTCCTGCCCATTGTGTCTGCATACGAACAGTAGGCGACCAGCACTCGGAGCGTTGCCGGTGTCATGCGTGGATCTTTGATTGCCCTGATTGGTACGATTGCCCAGGCTCTTAGATCTTTTGCTTTGAGTTGTTTGGGTCTCAAAACGGATAATCCTCTATTGGGTCGGCTTGTTGCTCTCTTCTGGCATATGTCTCTATGCGGTTCTCTTCCAAGCTCTGCCGGTACATCTGAATGACGTTCATCGTCACGAGATTTTTTTCTAGCAATCTGTCTGCACCTGGTCCGCTTATGTATTCATCCCCGACCGCTTCGCCGTGGTTCATGCGTCTGGCATTGATTGCGTCACTGTCCCAGGCGACTGACGTTTTCGGGCCTAGAATTGGTGGTTTGTAAGCGTCGGAGCATTTTTGCGCTGCTTTGACCATGTTGTATATTGTGGGCCATGATCGGGTGCGGTTGTTCTTGCGAATGTCTTTGCCCATGTTGCGGAGAATGTTGGTTAGACCTTCCTCGTTTATGCTACTGACAATCTCGCTATTGATATCTTCAACCATTGCGGTCATTTCGGTTGCTGCTCGTTCTGGCGTGTGGTTTGCCGGTACGTCATACGATTGCAACTCTTTCTGTAGCCATGCGCCGATTGCTTTGGTTCTCTGCTCGTAGTTCATTGGATCATCTTTCTGTCTGTTGGGATCGATCCCAGTATTGCCTGCATCTGCTGGTCGCTTGTCATGTCTTGCAATGAAGGCTGTTGGATCTCATCGTCCCAGCGCTCACCATTCAGCCATGTTGCCAGATGCGGCATGAATTTCTTGTCTTGGCTTCCCCATGCTCGGACAAAGAGTGCCAGTGAATGCTGTATCTGCTCGATGGTGGCTTTGGTCAGTGCCTTGGATAGTGCTTTGCGAGCTGTGCCTTTCCCGACTTTCTTCGGATAGATCTTCCAGAGATCATCAAAAATGGACATATCTTTAGAGGTTATATTTCCAAGGTTATTACTTACAAGGTTAAGGACTGGCAAATTCTGCACGGGGGCACTAGCAGATTTTGCCATAGCCCCTGGCAAATTTTGCCACTCTTGTTTTGTTAGCTTTAAGCGATATCCGTTGCTCGTTTTGCTGCCATTGCTGCGGGTGCGTTGCACCTTCTCGATCAATCCTACTTGATGCAATTGCTCGATGTGCATCTGTACGGCACGTTTAGACATCTCGCATTCTTCTGAAAGTGTGGTGAGGCTAGGGAAGCAAGCGCCGGTCTCACTGTTGTGATGGTCAGCGATCCAATAAAGAACAATCTTTGTGGCCGGTTTAAGACCCTTCTGCTGCATCGCAAGTGCAGTCATGTAATGCGACATCGTTTTAACCCTTTTCATTTGGGCAGGATCAGCCTATTCTAACCCTGCACTTGTTTTTGGTTCTTCTAGTGTACTTCAGTCCTATCGCCCTTGCAAGAAATTGCAGGGGCGTTTTCATTACCAAGTGATCTCCGTAACCAAGCACGGATCGCCGTAAGTCTTTATAACTCGCAGGTCGTAAACCTGTGCGTCATCGTCCCAAATTATAGAATTTAGAGAATCAAGCACAATTTTTGCGATATTATCCGCGTCCGGTTTTTTGGGGTATATCTCGTTTGCTTCTGCTGCCGCTTTCTTTGCTTTGGTCCAGCTCTTTGGGATCTCAAACTGCGCTTTGATAAGAACCTTGCAAGGCTTCTCTGTGCAGTCCAGTTGGTGCAACAACATATAATTCGATGCAGTACCGGCCAAACGCTGCTCATATCTGCGCGTTTTCTCTGGAGTGTAGACCCTGCCGGTCCTGGTGAACCTGGGCCGACCTTTGCCGATCGGTTGACCAGGGAGCCAGATGTAAGTGCTGGTCATATCCGCTTCAGCCAATCGGTAACGTCTGACGCATCATCCGACTCGATCACGACTCCGACATCATCCAGGATCGCTTCCAGGCTTACAGATTGATTCAATCCTTCCGATATCAGCTCAGAAGCTAACCGGCTTTGTGATATCCCCTGGCTTTGCGAAGCGCTATCCAATCGATCCTTCACACCGGCAGGCAATCGGACGACAAGCGCCTTCTTGGCCTCTTCTTTGGTTTGATATTTCACTTTCTTTCCTTTTCTTTCAGCAGGTTATCAAATACTTCAAAAAAAGTTTGATTTACCCCTTGACCTTTATTGTGATATCACCTTATCTATTAAGAGTAAGTTAATCAAGAGAGGAATCGGAAATGGAAAAGAACTTTCAAAAAGCTTTTAACGCCTTGGAGAAAATCGGTTGCCCTGTGATCGAAGGTTGGGACGATCCCGATAAGTTCGTTATCAGCGCCGAAAACAATTACCCTGTAGTCTGGGCTGACTATTACTGCGAGTTTCCAGGTGGCTTGGACGATTTCGGCGTTAGCAACAAGATCAACAAGATCTTGGACAAGTATGGTTTGTTTGCTGAGTGGATCAATCCTGGCTTGTTGGGCGTTAACGAGGCTTGATTTAGCAGTGCGTCTTTCGGGGCGCATCACTAAACCAAGAGGAGAAAAGAAAATGGAAAAGCAGATACAAGAATTGATCGACTATATTAAAGCTGATTATGCAGGCTGGGGAATGTGGACTGACGATGACATAAAGGAAAAGATGATCGACAGTTTCAACAGCGGCTTGGGTTTCAAGACCGGCAAGAAATACATCAAGATCATGGTAGGCAACGGCGGCACTCCAATGGCTAGTGCCTGGGGCTTCATTGTTAATGTTGACGATGATCCCAAGTTCAAGAAAGGCGACATCCTTTACCCTGCCGGTTGGGGAACGCCAACACGGAACCGGGCGCGTGGTAACATCATCGAGGGTAACTTCAAAGGTGTTAAATGGACCGGCCCAGCCTATTTGATTTGATTTTGCAGTGCAGCTTTCGGGCTGCATCACTAAGTCAAAGGAGAACACAATGAACTTTATACTAAAAAAGATTGACGCCTATGCGGTGCGGATTGTCGGAGAGTTTGACAGCTTTGATGATGCGTATGCTGCTAAAAAAGACATCTACGCAAACAATGAGTTTGTCGAGTGTTTCATAGATATCGTAGCACCGGAAGGCCAAGTCTTAGCACCATTGGGAGCAATACAATGAACGATTGGAAAGAGTGGATCAAAGATACTATCGGGGTGGTGAGCCTGTTTCTCACCTTCTACCTTTTGTTTTTCTTTGCGGGGGTTTTGTAATGGATTGGACTAACGATCAGAAGATTGAAGGGCTTAAAGAGTGCATCGAAGAAAGCAAATCTGAAATCTCATATGCCCAAAGTCGCGGCGATGACTTCATGGCCTCAGAAGCAACTCAGGTTTTGAAAATGGCAGAAGCCCAATTAAAAACCCTAACAGAAGGTGTGCAGTAATGGGAAAGGTCAAAGACATATTCCAAGACCAACGCGAGAGGGCTTCCAAGGTATGCCCTGAGTGCGATGGGGATGGCAAGGTGGTCGAGATCACTTACCGGGTCCAAAGCTTTAGCCGTGACATCGGTGAGCCATACGAAGACCCGGTTGAATGCGAAACGTGCCAAGGAGAGGGCGCAGTATTTGAGGAGCAAGACGATGAAGATATATGAGGTGAACACCAAAAAGATGCACCACCGCGGGGCTGGGGACACAGAGACCGCGGCAGCGCATCAGGTGGCCGCAAAGGTTACAGGCAGGCGGTTGGACACCCTGCGAGCGCTTAAGACCCTGGGAGGAGGGTCAGGGGAGCAGATAAGCGCCTCTCTGCGGCTACCTATCACTAGCATAAGAC